ATGAGAACTGCTGGTTGGAAACCAGAAAAGGCTGCTTTAATTAAAGCAATCAATGTCGGCGATGCATCTGCGATTGAGAGAGCACTAATCGTAATGTCGTCAGACCCAGCTATCCTTAAAGGTCTGTCTGAATCAGAAGCAGCAATTTTGAAAGTCTATTCAAAATATCCAAAAGATTTTATTAAACACGGTAAGAATTTTGATAACTATATGAAGACTATCACCAGAATGGTAGGCAAATATTCATATCGTCAAAATATCGGACGTAAGCTTGTCCTATTCCTAATTAGACAGATTGCAAAATACATCATGAATGATGAGTGTTACAAATTAATGTATGATAAGCTTGCATCAGTTAAATCGTCTGAAGATCTACAGAAATTGGCTTCTCAGCAAATAATTAAAGAGGCGGAGCAATTTGACAAAAATTCTGAACTCTATAAGAAAACTAGAGCAGCAGTTATTAGTGAATTAGGTTTGACTGAAACTAAAGAGAGCGAACCAGAAATTCACGCTCTTACGGTTGAGGCAATTAAGAAAGCAAAAGTTGAACAAGATTGCGGTCTTGGTTCTAGTTTGACAGAAGTTGTACTTGGCGAAGATATGATGATGAATCCTGGACTAGGCGGCCTGGAAAATAGATACGGCGGAAAAGAACTTGACGCAGAAGACTACAAAGCTCTAAATACTGTCACTAAAAATACATTGAGAATGGCAGGCCTTGATCCAGATATCGATCCTGTTAAAAATCTCTCAAATGCAAACCCAATGGTTAAGATGTATTATGCAGATTTCTATGATCCGGCTTCAGATAAATTTGTAACAAATACTGAAGAATCTAGAGTTGAACAAGTTGGAAAATTCTTGGTCAAGAATGGGGAAATTAAAACAGAAGATTACCAAAAGATCGTAAACGATATTCAAAAACATTGGGAAGAAGGCACTGAGCCAGCTGAAGTTCAACAGATGCTTGATTCAACCAAGGTTGACGAATCCGTTGAAATAAATAATCTAGTCAAATTCTTAAAATTTGAACACTTTAAAAACTCAATCAATAACAAATGAAATTAGTTAGATCCTTTTCTGAATTCGTTGGCGAATCGACTGTCAATGAGGCAGCTGACAAGTTCAAGATAGAAACACTGACTCCGAAAACATCTGATGGAGAACTCGCTAAATTCAAACTCGTTCTTCGAGAATTTGAACCAAGCAAGCCTATTCAGGAACTTGCATTGCTTTCTGCTATGTCAAAGCCTGAATTCGCAAAGTTAGCATTAGACAAATCAATGATCGGATTTATCAGTGTAACCAAACAACGTGATTCTGGTTTTTTACAACCTCGTGATCTTATTAAAGCAATCGTGATCTTTAAAAAGGCTGATGGTTTTGATACAACAAAGGCAAAACCGTTTGTTTCAGTAAGCGGCGTAAGTTTATACAACGTTGAAGACGCTGTTAAAATGAAGGCGACTGAAACTAAAATTGCACAGGACGTAAAAATTGAAGTCGATAAGCCTGAACCAAAGGATCCAAAGCCTGAACCAAAGGATCCAAAGCCTGAACCAAAGGATCCAAAGCCTGAAGAAAAGAAGAGTGCTAATCCTGAATACGATTTAGTGAAAGATCTTGTCGCAGACAAAGATGTTCTTGAGTTTTTGAAATCTAAGCTATTGGCATCAGATAAGCCAAAGTTTTCTAAATCTGGAAATAAGGTTGCTGAAATTAAAGCGCTTCAAACATTACTTGCAAAATTCACACTAGCTGATAAGAAAACTTCTTCGACTGCTGCTGCTAAAATAAAGAAGTCTGGAATTGATGGAATTTATGGAGATGGAACAGCTGACGCAATCGCATGGACCACACCAGATTCAACAAAGCAGGTTACGTCAATTGGAGCAGATAATGTTGAACATTTTGCTAAGTGGTGCAAATTCATGGGAATTACTAAAGCTGAACTCGAAAAAATCTTTGCAATAAAGATCGAAGGCGGCGGAAAGAAGGACGATGATAAGAAAGAAGAAGAACCAACTGGCCCTAAATACTATTTCGTAAACAAAGGCTGGGCGTATTCACCAGAAACAGATCCTTACAAAACTAATAAAAAATAAGAAATGAAGAATCTAAATATTTCAAACTATGCACTAATGCTTGAAAACAACGCTTTTGTTGTTGAAGCTACTCCACAAGAAGTGAGTAAGCAAATTACCAAGCAAGTTGCAAAGTCGCTTATCAAACCAGACGCAAAAGACTCAGAAGCAGTCAAAGCAATTAAGTCAATCATCTCTGACTCAACAAAGAATAAGACTCAATATGATTCAATAATCAACCAAATTGAGCCATTTATTTTCAATAAATCAGAGGCAGTTAAATCAACTGAACTTAATTTTAAGTCAGTCGATGGTAAAACTTCGTATACAGTTGTCGTAAACAGAGAAAAGGATCCAAACGGAAATTACGCAGTATGGTTCGATGAGGATGGCACAAAGATATTCCTAGCTGGATTAGATATTAATTACTTAGCGACTCAATTTAACAAATCAATTGATGCTGGTTTATTCGCTGGGACTGACGAAGACTTATTTAGCTCAGTTGCCGGAGCAATCCACAAAGCATCATTTGGTGCCGGTGCAAATCCACAACAAGTATTCAAAGCTGTTGCTGAACGATACAAAACTGCATTTGGTGAAGATTTCTATGAAGCAGTGGACGGCGAATTTACTGGAAGCCCAGACGTTTTCGCAAGAGCACTAGTTGGAGTAAACATCACAGATGGCGATATTTCAAAAGCATTGGGTGTAGATTTCTTGCAATCACTCGCGCTTGACGTTGCAATCGGTATTGCAACATTCGGTGCAGGTGCCGCAGTTAAAGGCCTTATGACTGGTGCTAGAGCAGTTAGAGCAGCTGGCGCAGTTAATAAGATCAAAGGTGGAATGACCGCCTTTAAATCTGGATTAGCTGGCCAAAAAACTGGCGTTGGAATTGCTGGAGCAGCAAACGTTGCATCTCTTGCTAGAGGTGCAAAAGATGCGAATCTTGCAAAATCAGGGTTCTCGGCAATCACAGCAGCCGGTAATTCAGCTAGAGCGGCTGGTGTAGTTGGCGCTGGCGTAGGAGCTGGTTCTACTATTGCAGGCGGACCATACAGTGGAGCAGATCAAGTTGATTCAAATATCACCGCAGATGATGCAGCATTTGCATTTGCATCTCAATTAAGAGAGCTCGCAAAAGGATATACTGACGGTGGTGCTGAATTGCAAATAGCATTCATGATATTATCGCTCAATCCACAATCTGCACAATTGGTACTTGCTCAATGGAATAAAAACTTTGGAGACGAAGGAACATTCTACGATTACTGTATCTCTGAAGAATTAAGCGGAGATCTAAAATCTCTAGTTGATGGATATTGGGCTGGAATTGCAAACGGTGGACCGCTTGTTCAAAAAGTTGCATCCATTGTAGGCAACATGAAAAGTGGATCACCTGAAGAGTAATCATTCATAATTTATAGTTTTGGCTAGGGAGAGAAATCTCTCTAGTCTTGTTTTATAAAACCAGTAAAAAATCAATAAGTATAATACAGCATGCTAAACATCAACGTATCTGACTTTAAAAGTTTAGACCAAGCATTAAAGTCCTACAAGAGAAAATTTGAAAAGACTGGCACTGTTCGGGAATTACGTTCTCGTCAGGAATTTGTCAAGCCAAGCGTTAAGCGCAGAAGCGAAGTAAACAAAGCCAAGTACATTCAGAAAACCTATCGAAACAATGACAACGATTAAAAAGTTTGATGACTTTTCAGTAGAAAAAAGAATCTCTAGAGGAGCAGCTGGCATAGCTATCATTTGGGGAACAAAGATCCTACTCATTCATCCAACTAATTCGAGCTGGCAGAAAAGAACAATTGGAATTCCAAAGGGCGGAATCGATCCAGGTGAATCTACGTTAGATGCCGCTATTCGAGAAACATTTGAAGAGACTGGAATAAAAATTCGACCTGAACAACTTGAGCCTTCTCCAGAATCAGTTGACATGTTCAGAAAAGATAAATTCGTCGGTAGTTTGATCTACTATATTTGTCGAATTCAAGATCCATCTGACATTGGGCTAGCGGGTGATCGTGTTCCAAAAGAACAACTTCAGCTGGAAGAAGTTGATTGGGCCGGTTTTATGGAAATAGAAGAAGCCTATTCAAAAATGGTCTATTCGCAATTAATTATCTTAGATAGAGCCAGATCTTAAACCTTTTTCCAAGTTTTGAGTAAAATTTAGTAAATTATTTTACAACAAATGGAAAATCCAGTAGACATGACCGAACAATTAGTTGACGAAACTATGCCGCAACCAGAAGTTGAAACTACTTCAGTTGACGAAACAATCACAGGTGAAACTTCATCACCAGTTGAAAATCCAGAAGAAGAACTTAACCGCCTAATTGCATCAAGGACTGGCCTTTTTGAAATCGCGCTTGACGTCGAAGACCTAAAATGGCTAAGAAACCAATGTAATTCTGCATTTGAATTTAATGGTCCAAACGAAGCATTTATGCTTATGAATGCACACATTGGTCTCTCTGGAGCAATTGACCATAATCGTGAAAAAGATGCAGCAACGACTAGATTGACTGCCTCTACGATTGAAGCACTGGCATTACTAGTTAATAAGTATAAAGGGAAAGGTGCTCCAACTGCACACAAAATCTTCAAAGCAGCAGTTGCTCTACAAAATGTAATTGCCCGCTTCAGAGAATTGGATACGCAAATCGATGCTTTGGAAAAAGCTCTACAACACGCAGAAGACAATCAAGATCAACAAGACGAAGCGGCAGCTCAATAATTTTAAAGCAAAACCCTATATCAAGGAGGACCTACTGGTCCTCTTTTTTTGTATAATAGCATTTAGCAATAATAAAGCAAAGACATGCAAGAATTAAACGCAATAGCCCAGTTTATCGAAGAGATGAAAGCAACCTCTTCTACTAATGACAAGAAAGCAATCCTTAAAAAGTATGATTCGCCGTTCTTTCGAAAGATACTTAACTATACGTATCATCCATTCAAAAAGTATTACGTGACATCTGATAATCTCAAAAAGAGATCAGATCTATGCTTCGAAAACTATGGCAATCAATTGTTTCAGCTACTCGATGACCTGAATGACAGGAATATCACAGGTCACGATGCAATTGCGTGCGTTAATGGTTTTATTGCTCAGAATCCTGATCACGCAGAGATCATCTATGATGTGATAGATCGTAACTTAAAAACTAGAGCAACGACCACGCTAATCAACTCTGTTCTGCCTGGGACCATTCCAACATTTGATGTTGCTCTGGCTCTACCATACGATGAAAAGACCAAGAAGAAAGTAGATTTTAATAAAGATGCCTGGTTCATGAGCCGAAAGCTTGATGGAATTCGCTGTATTTCAATATTTGATGCAGAAGGAAAGGTCAAATTCTATTCACGAGCAGGCAACGAATTTTTGACACTATCAGTTTTAGCAACTGACCTTGAAAAACTAGAGCTTAGAAACTGGGTAATTGACGGTGAAATCTGCCTAGTTGACGAAAATGGCAAAGAAGATTTTCAAGGAATTATCAAGCAGATAGGTCGCAAGGACCACACTATCGAAAATCCAATGTACTTGATGTTTGATATGCTGACGCTGGAAGATTTCTTGGCTGGAACTTCAACTGAGACCTTTGGAACCAGAAGCGGCCGTCTTTTCTGGTTAGATAACGATAATGGCTTGAAATATGCAGCTCACTTGGACCAGCTTAGAGTTAATAGCGACGACGATGTTCAAAATTATATGGTGACCGCTCGTCAAAACGGATGGGAAGGATTAATGCTTCGTAAAGACTCAACTTACTTAGGCAAGCGCTCAAACGAAATCTTAAAGATCAAAGAGATGCATGACGCTGAATATACAGTAATTGACATCGAGACTGCTGTGCAGAGAGTTATAGTAGATGGAGCTGAAGTTGAGGAACTTATGTTGAAAAATGCAATTGTTGAACATAGAGGAAATCGTGTCCAAGTCGGATCAGGTTTCTCATTGGAACAGCGTCGATTCTTCAGAGACAATCCCCAGGAACTTATTGGAAAAGTAATCACTGTCCAATATTTCGAAGAGACTCAGGATCAACATGGTGCATATTCTTTAAGATTCCCAGTTTTCAAGACTATTTATGGAAATGAGAGAACCTTTTAATCTTTTCGAATAAAATATGAGTATGCATAAAAGAATTATTTTGGCCGGCCCAGGGGCATCAGGCAAAGATCACATGAGAAAAGTACTTGAACAAAGAGGCTTCAAGTATGCAGTAAGTTATACCACTCGCCCGCCTAGACCTGGAGAAGTCGAAGGCAAAGACTACTTCTTTATTTCACAAGAAGAGTGTCAAAGAATGAAGGACAATGATGAGTTTTATGAAGTCATTGAATTTAATGGATGGTCATACGGCACTTCCAAAAAACAATTCTATGAGGACGATGTCTTCATTATGACTCCTAGTGGAATCGCCCACATCAAGCCAGAAGATCGCCAAAACTGCTTTATTATTTCATTCAATATTGATGAGGCTATTCGAAGAGAGCGCCTCGAAGCCAGAGTCATGCCCGGACATTCAGTTGAGGCCAGATTGGAAGCTGATCGAAAAGACTTCACAAATTTTACAGACTTCGATATTGTAATAACAAATCCAAAATTTTAATATGTCACTAGAAATAACAGGAACCGTAATCGATATTCTTTCAACTCAAACCTTCAATAAGGGATTTAAGAAGAGAGAATTTGTGATTGAAACTAACGAAAAGTATTCACAAAAAGTAATCCTTCAACTTGTTCAAGACAAGTGTGATATGATTGATTCGTATGGCATTGGCGATACAATAACTGCATCGTTCAATGTAAAGGGTCGAGACTGGGTAGATAATTCAGGAAATGTCAAATACTTCAATACTCTTGAAGTTTGGAAGATTGTCGGTAAAGGCCGCGGCTCATATCAAGACGAATCAGCTAGCTCTTCTGGATTGGACGAAGATGATGATGAATTTTTCAAAGATCTAGGCATCACATCTGATCAAGTAAAAAAATCTTCAACTAAAAAAGAGTCAGATCCTTTCTTTGAGGATGAGGACGATTTTCCATTCTAATATGAAATACGTATCAATAGACATCGAAACTACTGGACTTGACCCGCAAAAGTGTCAGGTCCTTCAAATTGGTGCAGTAATCGAAGACACTAATCGGGTCATGCCATTAGATCAATTAGCAAAATTCAATTGTATTGTTGAGCATCAAGAATATGTCGGCCAACCGACTGCTCTCGCTATGAATTCCAAAATCCTTAAAGTTCTTGGAGACATGGAGAGGCTCGTCGACAAAGAGGAGAGAGTCAACTATCGAAAGATCAATAATATTGTTCCAGTTGGAATGGTTGCACAGTCTTTCTCAATGTGGCTCATTGCAAACGGATTTAAGGCAACTGAAACCGGTGCTGTCAAGATCAATGCAGCTGGGAAAAACTTTGCAACATTTGACAAACTGTTTCTACAAAATATTATCGGTTGGACTGCAAAGATTCAAATGAGACAACGTATTATTGATCCAGCAATTCTATTTGTTGATTGGATAAATGATGACTCATTGCCGAATCTAAATTCTTGCATACGTAGAGCTGGTCTCGATGGAGAAGTTTCACATGATGCGTTAGACGACGCAATTGATGTTATTCGAGTAATTAGAGCAAAGACTGATAACTACTCAAAGTTAGTATAATAACTCTATGAACAATCAAGTAAGACTCGGATATTGCTGCATCAATCTTTCCCTAGCGGATCAAAGGGTTACAGCCAATCGTGGAATGGTCAAAAAGACCTTTGAGGCCAAGGGCCCAGACTATGCAGGCGAGCTTGCTTATCTAAATCTTTGCGACCTCTTGACAATTGTCCAATGGAATGTGACAAATGACATTTACGTTTATCGTATGTCAAGTGACATTTTTCCATGGATGTCCGAGTATGAAATCACTGAGCTAAAAAACTTTGATTTGATACAAGCCAAACTAATTGAGATTGGCGATTTTGCAAAATCTACTGGGATCAGATTATCAATGCACCCAGGCCAATTCGATGTGCTCTGTTCACCTACACAAAGCGTTGTTGAAAAGACTATCATCGACTTAGACAAGCACTCTCAGATCATGGATCTTATGGGCTTGCCTAGCAATCCAGACTGGCCAATCAATATCCATCTGGGAGGCACGTACGGCGATAAAGAATCAGCTGCCGATAGATTCTGTGAAAACTTTCATAGGCTTCAAGCTAGCACCAAATCAAGACTAGTTATCGAAAATGATGATAAAGCTTCACAATATTCAGTTAAGGATCTATACGAGCTTGTTTACATGAAGATCGGTACACCGATTACGTTCGATTTTCATCATCACCGATTCTGTCATGGCGGCTTAGACGAAGAGACTGCTCTTCGACTAGCTAGTACAACCTGGAAGAATTATCGCCAGCTAACTCATTATTCAAGCAGTAAACGTACATTTGAAGATTCTTCAGTAATTGCACGTTCGCACGCAGATTATGTGTACGAAAAAATAAATAGTTATGGACACAGTTTCGATATTGAGATCGAAGCAAAGGCTAAAGATCTTGCTGTGTTAAAGTATCGCGAAAACAATCAAACTTTGTTGGAGCAATATTTGCCGTTTGATCGAGTGTCAGAAATTGCCTAAAAAAACTACTAATTGAAGTGGAAGAACAAAAAGGATGTGGTTGCGGCTCCGGCCAAAATCAGCAAACGACAACAGCTGGTGGAGTCAATGAATTGATTGCCAAAGTATTTGTTAGTGGAGAAGAGCAACAATCTAGAATGGCTATTTGTAGGACATGTGAACATTACGAGCCAGTGTTGGCTAGGTGTTTAATATGCGGATGCTTCCTTGAAGCAAAAACCAGACTCAGATCATATCACTGCGCATTAGATCAAATTGGAGAAGAACCTAAGTGGTAATAAATAAGAGCAGAACTTAAATAGTTTCCTTGAGACAATAGTGTCATGAAAAATAGTAAAACCATGGACGGTGAGCATTGCAAAAGACAAGAAAAAACAGAAGAAGACAGTAGGGACTGCGATCCTTATACTAGCAACATTCTTCAACCCACTTGGGTTCGATGCCCTATTTGCCCTGGTGACAACTTGGACCAAGTCCTATTGGATTACGGATTTAATTTTTTACTGCCTATCGGCATTCTTTTTTGGACTTTATTTTTTATTCTTTAATGAGAGACGCAAATCAGATAACTGACTTACTCTTTACGATTGACGAAGTCGAGTACTCAGTCGAAGGAATTTATTTAACAGAGCGCAATACACTGTACGCAAAGCTCAAGCATCCAGGTCATGGAGGTTTTGTCAATTTTCTAATCGGAGAGATTCAAACATTCATCGACGAAGATAATGTCAAGATAGACGTCAAACCAAATTCTAATGCTAACCGAGATTTAATTTCTCGATATGCTAGAAAAATCTAAACTATCATATTGCTCTATAGTAAAAGAGCGTATGGTAAAAGTAAATTCTTCAACGATTAGCGAAATCGGATACGATGCTCAAAGAAGCGTCATGTCAGTCAAATTTAAGACTGGCGCAATTTATGAATATTTAGAGGTTCCTCAATCGATTTATGATTTTGTCATAAATTCAGAATCTGTCGGAAAGGCTTTAAATGCAGAGGTTAAGGGTGTTTACGAATATCAACAAGTCTAACTATGGGATTCAATAAATATTTTGTGCCAGAGCCGAAGCAAATGATTAAGGTCTTAGAAGACGGAGTTTCGGATTTTTTTAATAGAAAGATTGATGCATTAGTTGGAAATTCCGTATCTATGCAAATGATCGACGATGCATACGGTCTCTTGAAAATGAAAGTAGATGAGGATGAGATCATCGAAACTTTAAAAACTAAATACAAATATGAACTTACAAAAGAAAATAGTTCTGTGTGAGTGTAACTCGCTAGAGCATCAGCTGGTCTTTATAAAATTTGACGATGATCCTACCACTGTGTATATGCAAATACACCTATACCATCGTCGTAATTTTTTCGATAGATTGTTGCATGGTCTTAAATATGCGTTTGGCCACAAATCTAATTATGGAGCATGGGACGAATTCGTTCTGGAAAAGAGTTCTCTTAAAGAAATGAGAGAATTTTTAGCAAAAGAAGCTTCTGAATAGGTAAATTATTCGCAAAATAAACAACAAGAACAATGAATAAAGTAGCACCTTTGAATATAATTAATAAAATACAAGTTGGACTGGAAGAAGCAACAGAGGAATTTGAAAAAATTGAAGGTAGTTTCACTTCACAAGAACAATATTGGGCGTGTAGAGCAGGTTTTATAGAGGGTTATGAAGCAGCTAAAAACAAATATCAAACTAAACAACAAGAACAATGAAAGATATAGAAAAGATTAAAAGTGAATTGATTGCAATTCAAGATTTTTTAAAAGACAAGCAGTTTTGCATTGTTATTACAAAAGATAGCATTGAGTGTTTATCATCAGATTCACAAGTACAGAATATTAACTTTAATAACAAGAGTGATGAAGAATAAAATATTTAAGTTACTATATATTAAGCAAGAAAAGCAATATGAAGATGCGTATGGAACTTGGATTAAATTTAGAATCAACCCATTTAATCCACTTACCTATGTAGTTATTATTTTCGGACTATTAACGGGTTTAATTATGTTTGGAATAATAGGAATTTGGAGAGAAATTGATACTA